CCGCCCCAGCAGCCGCAAAGTGAAGTCGATGCAGCAGTGGAACGGATTAGAAGAAAACTTGAGTCCATGCCGAAGGAACAGCGTGAAGCGCTGATGAACCTGATCGAGAAGATGTGACGTTCACGCCCGGTAAAATAAAAGAATCCCTTGTGCCGGGCTGGTATAGCTCTGCGCAAGGGATTTTCTGTTATTCTAGGTCTAGTGCTTGTTCCGCTGCCGGAATCTTTTCAGGGTGTTCCAGCAGCCATGCAATAAATCGGTCAATCTTGGCTCTTTCCTGTTCACTCATTGTGGCATATCCTCCCGATTGGTAAGTGCAGATGTTCATTTGATACGATTATACATCTTTTAGTTGTCAAGTCAATGTATTTTTAACAACTTCGTAAAAATCGAACGTTTTCTTCACATCTATTACTTCACATCAGGAAAGCCGCGAGTGTTCAAGTCAAAAGGGGCAACGCCTATCCATCTTTCCTCCAATCACAGCTCTACGAGCTGCCCGTCAATGCGTTCGATACTGTCTGCCGGGTCGCGTCCATCGTCTAAGGCGGCTACGGCGCGTTCCAGAACGTTTTTTGCTTCTTCATAAGCAAACTTATCAGCATCGTTGTTCGCAAGGTTGTAGACCAGCTTTAAGGCGGTCTGTCGGGCATAGGGAATGAGCATGGTGTCAATCTGGTTCATACACTAACCCTCCCACGGTTTCGGCGTTTTGTTTTCGTTCGGTTCAGATGCGGGCATACCGTCAATGATAATCATGTTGTTACCTCCTGTTTTGATTGTTTTTTTCGATGGTACAGTTATAACACGGGCTGCTGTTGGTTCTCCATAGCAGCTTTTTCCATTTTTTGGATTGTCGAATCCAGCAGTTTTGTCGGATTTTGTTGAAAGGGTGAGAATTTATGGATGAATATTTAGTAAGAACAGCTAAAGCATTAGAAATAGCTCGAATGCGTTCCGGATTGAGCCAGCAGAAATTGGCGGCACGGATGGGCGTGAATCGTGGCACGATAGCAAATTGGGAGCAAGGTCTGGCAGCTATTTCCCTTCCGATGGCTATGCGCTGGTTCACCTGCTGCGGCGTATCGGCGGCTCGATACATAGACGCTTGCATTCACCCAGGGCTACTGGAGCATCTGGAAGATGACCTTTCCGATTTGGAGAAACGGCGGATTCTCATAGATGCCATGATGGAATGTTCTTCCTATGAGATAGATGCCTTGCTGTACATCCGGTACGGAGATCACGGTTCAGACCACATCGGCGTTCTGACGGAGATTCTGGCAAACCTTCACACACCGCTCAAGGACAGGGTCGCTGTCTGTCGGATGGTGTCTGGTAGCTATGAGATGGCACAGGCTACCGGAACAGACCCAGACCCGAACGGAACCGCCCCAAAGATGGAAATTCTCTATCAGGCGCAGGATGCTGGAACGGAAGCTGCTATGAAGTCCAACGATTCCTATACTGTGAATCCAAATAATATAAGCGGCTGATTGTCGAATTATCGAAGTTTTTACGGTATACAGGGGGACGTGTTCCACTTTTTGTACACAATAGACCTGTTATAAATATAGTTTTGGGTTGTCATTTTGTCCTCCATAGAGTCGTAAATGGTGGATTTTTGCGGATGTAATTAACGAACTCGCGTGAAATTTTCGTTCGTCAAAGCGTGACTTGTCAATTCGTCCCCTATTGATGTAATTGCGCTCCATTTTCTGTACACGATAGAACCGTCAGGTAGATTATAGGGCTTGATGGACGTTTTTTTATTCAGCAAAAGAAGTTGTCGTTTTCCACAATCTGCCCGTTGAAGAGAAGAAATTGTTGAAAATGTATCGTCGTCACTATTTGATGATGATTATTTATCTCTTGTTTATCTCTTGTTTATATATATAGTAAGAACGTGTACAAAAAGTGGAGCATTGTGTACATAAAGTGGAGGAACGTGTACAAGAAGTGGAGTGTATCGTGTACAAAAAGTGGAGCATCGTGTACAGAATGTGGAAGTCGATTGTTGAAAAATAATTGTGTACAGAATCATTGACGTGTACACGATGCAGTGGTATAATAGGGTAGAAGAAATGAGGTGATGCAATGCCAGAATTGACAGGAAACAATCTTGTCGAAAAGAGCAAGGCATTGATTTGGGCGAAGTTTACGGACTACACAGCAGGCGAGCTTCGGCTGCTTGAGGTCTATCTGAGCCGTATCAATCCGAGAGACCCCGAAAGCTCCAACGTGTCGTTTACGCTGGCTGAATATTGCAAGCTGCTGGATTTGAAGCTCAATTCAAAGAACTTGAAGTCTCAGGTTAAGCACTTTTTGGGCAACGTGGTTTCAGTGCCATTGAATGCAGATGGAACAGAATATGTGATGTATCCGCTGTTCACAAAGGCAGAGGTCAAATTCAATCGAGAATCCTTGTCCTATGACGTTTCAATCAACTGTAATCCTGACTTGCGGCCTGTGTTTTTCGACATTGCAAGAAGCGGTTACGTCAAATACCGTCTGCGCTATACGATTGGGATGAAGCAGCAAGCATCTATTCTGATGTACAGCATGATTCGAGATTGGATGAATCGCTCTCTAACATCGAACAAGATTGGTTTGAAGCAGTTGCGTGACCACTTGGGGGCAAACGATGCAAGTTATGACGACTTCCGAGCTTTACGCCGCAGAGTTCTTGAACCAGCAGTGGAAGAGATCAGCAATGTTTCAGACATTGTCGTTGACTTTGAAAAGATTTGCACAGGGCGAAAGGTAGTAGCAGTTGAGTTCCGATTCGGGTACAAATCCAAGCAGCCCGTCATAGATGCCGATTCTAGCGAGGTTGATTGTGAGACGGCTAATTCCAAGCCGGAAATCAAAAAAGCTGCCAGAAAGCCCCGCACAAGCGGATACGAAGGGTACGACTGGTCTGTGTGCGATGCGCTGTCGGTTCAAGAGTGTATCGAGGTCGCAAAGGTAGTTGAGGTAAAGATGATGGAAGAGCATCCATCTATTAAGCTACCAAAGCGGAGAGATGCAGTCTACGACATTGTAAAGGCCGCGTGTGCAGATATTCTTTCAATCAACCGTGACCCTTGGCCTGACCATCCGAAGCGGTATCTGATTGGTAGCTTGAAGAAAGACGGCGCGATTGAAGAGTATCTTCCGGCATTTTATGAGATTGACGCACTGCAAAAGTAATCAGACATAGAAAATAAAAGAAAGAGTGATAAAATGGCAAAAATTATAGCTGTCGCCAACCAGAAGGGCGGAACAGGAAAGACTACCACAAGCACCTGTCTGGCTGGTGCGTTGCAGTTGCTTGGCAAGAAAGTCCTGCTGGTGGACTGCGATGCCCAGTGCAACGCAACGGACACCTATGGCGCACAGACAGAGGACGTATGCACCTTGTTTGACGTAATGACCCGGCAGGGCACAGTAGAGGAAGGAATCCAGCACTGTGAAGCTGGGGATATTCTTCCGTCCGACAGCGCATTGAAGGACATTGACGAGCAGCTTGTCCGGGACATGGGCAAGAATTTCAGGTTGCGAGAAGCCCTTGAAAGCGTGTCTGAACAGTACGATTACATTGTGCTGGACACTCCCCCGCAGCTTGGTCTTGCGCTTGTGAACGCACTGATCGCCGCCAGCAGCATCATCGTTCCCATCACAGCAGACCGTTACGCACTGGCTGGTTTGAGCCAGCTTTCACAGACCATTGGCGATGTTCGCAGATACTTCAATCCGACTTTGAAGATTGAAGGTCTGCTTCTGAACCAGTACAAGAGCCGTGAGAACCTGTCCAAAGAGGTTGTAGAGCAGCTTCCTGTGATTGCACAGAGCATGGGCACAACCCTGCTGGACGTGAAGATTAGACCGTCTATGGGCGTTCGTAAGGCGCAGGCAGAGCGGCACAGCTTGTTTAGCGGTGACACGGCAAAGAGTACCAGCGCAGAGGATTTCAAAGCGTTGGCGCAGAAAATTGTAGAGGGAAATAACAATGAGACTGATTGACGCAGACAAGCTAAGGGATTATTTGCAAAACCACTACAACGAAGTTGAAGCACTTCACCGTCCGAATGACAGCGAATATCTTTGTGGAATTGGGACTTGTCTTGATTCTATTGACGCAGATAGCTTTGATGCGCCAGACAGCTATCCGGCATGGATAAGCGTGAAAGACGCTCTTCCGTATACGGAAGATGGAGATGAGACGGTTCTTGTGTCAATTGCGGACGTGGACAGTTTTCCGCTTGAAGAGGTTGAAACTGCTGTTTACGACAGAAAAAGCAACGCTTTTTATCTTAGTAGCCACGAATATGTAGGCGCAGTGGCGTTTTATTGGCCAGAAGATGGATTCTATTATTTTGAAGAACAGGATTCGCATATAACCCATTGGATGCCGAAGCCGAAACCGGCGAAGCAAGAGAGGAAGGACGAAGCAAAATGAAATCAACCAGCAAAAAATCCTCAGGCTTGCTTGGCGGGTTTGATTTTCAGCCTATTTTTTCGGAACAGACATTAAGCCGAAGTGAGCCAAAGGAAGAAGAAGTAAGCCAAGCAAAGCCGAACGAAGTCAAACAAGCACCGATTAAGCCCAGTGAAGCCACAGACAGTCATGCACAGCCTAATGAAGCACAGTTAAGCAATATTAAGCCGAAGCAAGCCAAAGACAGCGAAACGCAGCCGAATAATGCTGTAGTAAGCGAAAGCAAGCCGAAGAAGCTGAAACAGGCGAAGGAAGTTCAACGTCTTATCGAACAGAGCGATGTTCCCGGTGCACTAGCCGAAGCTGGCTTGACAAAGAAAAAAATCCCGATGCCGGAATCGCATCAGGGCGTTGCAAGTGGTGATGGCAAACGTTCAAAACGCATTACCATACTTATGAGCGAGGAAGAACGTAAGTACATCAACCGTGAAGCAAGACGACACGGAATGACGATTGGACAGTTCGTTTACGCTCTAGCGGTCGCAGCGGCAGAGGGGAAGATTGAGTTGGAGGATTTCTTGGATGAATGACGTATGGATTGACATCGGGCAGAAATATGAAGCAATGGCAAATATGGGATGCAAGCCTTATGGCTTCAAGCGAGTTCCATTAAATTTTGTGTTTGACGAAGATAAGTCGGTGAAGTGGAACAAAGAACAAGCGCAAAAGAGCAACGATGATTACGACAATGAAGTTAAGCGACTGAATCAAGAAAAAATGGAGCGTAGGGATGAAATCTACGCAGAGATTTATAAAACAATTCAAGAAGAAGTCGGTTTTGGGATTTCAGAAAATAAAGCGGCAAGAATTTGGGAGTACGCTTACGATAAAGGGCATTCAGCAGGATGGTATGAAATAATCGCAAATTTGGAAGAAATTGAAGAACTTGTAAAGTTCGTATTGGATAAAAAGAACTGAGTTGGGGGATTTGTTAGATGAATGATAGTGAGCGACGCCTCATTCGATTTGTTTGCGATGGCGATATGCGAAACGCGCAAAAAGCCGTTAAAATCATTTTGAATTCTATATCATCCAAAAAAGATGAGCAGTTCAAAGAAAATATGTTTCGCAAATTGGAAAGCAAAAGAGAATTTATTGAATTGCCATATAACTTACAGCATCTTTTGATCGCAGAGAATACAGAAGAATTTCCAGAAGCAAGATTTCTTCTTAGGGACGAAGAAAAAAGTATAACGCAAAAAATCGTTGCTATTTATCGAGCATCTGAAAAATTGAATGAAATGGGCATTCCTTATTTGCCAGCATTGATGCTTTATGGGCAAAGCGGATGCGGAAAAACCATGCTAGCAAGGTATATCGCACATAAAGCAAAACTTCCGTTTTTGAGGATTCAATTTTCAAGTCTAGTTGATTCGCACTTAGGGCAAACGCAATCAAACCTTGCAAGAATTTTTGATTATGTGAGAACTGCTCCTTGCGTTCTTTGTTTTGATGAAATAGATGCGGTCGGGATGGCTCGTGGGCAAAAAGATGACGTTGGTGAAATGAACCGTGTGGTTATTGCGATTATGCAGGAAATGGATAGATTGCCGAACAATGTCATTATTATCGGAACGACAAACCGATTTGATAGGCTTGACCCTGCCCTTGCAAGAAGATTTCCGTTGCAATACGAATTAAAGCCGTTGTGCCGTGCGGATGCAGAAATACTTTCTAAAAGGTTCTTTGAATATGCAGGAGAGCAATATGAAAACATAGTTTATGAAGACCACGTCCCTGCATCTACGGTTATCAAAGAATGTACAGAACGAATTGTAAATCAAGTTCTGAATCAAGAGGATTTCTTGGAGGATTGACGTATGATTGTTTATAGACCTCATCGTGGTTCTTTGGAAGATGCCATGAAAGAAGCAAAAACTTTTCTAAATGAATGGCAAATGAAACGGTATGTTGCAAATAACTGGAATCTTGCAATCGGAAGAAAAGTATTAGACCCCGAAGATATTATTATCGACAGCGAATCAACGGACGATGACCGTGTCGGTTGGAAAAATGTCCACATGGTTTGTGCGGCTCGAATCGGAAATGAAGATTACATAAAGAAGTACTGCAATCCGCAGTGTATCGGGTATTGCGCTTACGATGTCTCAAGTGTAAAAGAATACTTAACGCCGAAAGAAATAGGAGGCGAAAACTTTTATTGGGTCAAAATCCAGTACGATGATTACGAAAAGTGCAGGCACTTCCAAGCACCGTTCGTCTTGTTTGCAAGCAACAAAGAAGAAGCAAAGGAAAAAATCGAGCGAGAAGTCCCCGGCAAATTCTCCATCGTTGGCATAGTTGAGCTTGATAAAAGCCTTGTGTTCCATCCACAAGACTTATTTGACATAAAAGCCAAATCTGTACTTTGGGAATAAAAGAACCCCTGCGTAGTCGGTAAAAACTACACAGGGGTTCTTCTTTATTTATCAGCAATGCAATCCCAGTAGAGATATGCCTTGCCGTCTGAGGCATCTGCATCCTCAAGGAACGCCTTTGCCATGTCAGCGTAGAAGCCCGGAGTGTCAACGGACTGACGCTTTGCGACCTGACAATAGTCCGAGTACATCATGTTCATGACCGCCCAGAAATCGTTCGGGTCGCAGTTGATATTGCGCTGTTTCGCAACGTCCTGCGTCTGCTCCAGCGTCCAGTGACAGCCTTTTGTGCCGTCAGCGTTCACCATGCTGTCGCACCATTCCTCCGCTTCATCGTGGGTGAGGTGCTGGCGTGGCATCTTGATGGAACGGCTGTCTGCACCGCCACGTTCGTACTGCCCAGACCGTTTGTCCCAGTCTCCGTTCTGCGAGAAGCCGATTTGCGGAATCTTGCGCCCATACTCAACGTCAGGGTAGCGGGGGATAGGGTAGGGGTCGATGTAGCGGTTCTCTTCCTGCGGATAATAGGGATAGCGGTCGTTGCCACCTTCCAGCTTGCGCAGACGGCGTTCCATCTCACGCTCCCTGCGGTCACGCTCTTCCTCAAGGCGGTCACGATCCGGCTCACGGTTTTTGTCGTGTTCACGGAGCATCATCATGCGGCGAAAATTAGTCTTGCCCATAATCTATACCTCCTCAAGAAATGGACGCGGGCGCACCGGCGTGGGAACGACAGAAGCAGCCAAGATATTTAAACGTGCCTGTGCCGGTCGCAGACGTTGCAACGCGGGTAGCATAGCGGGTGCGAGTGTGGATGCTCTCAGCGGTTGCCTGAGCACAGTTACAGTCGGTCAAAGGGTATGCGGTCGTACCTGCACCGATGGTGATGACAACAGGGGCGTTGATGGTGGTCGTGTCCGGCAAAGCCTGAGCAATGACCAGACAATATTTTTCTCCTGCTGCGTAAGAGCCAGCAGGAATATTGATGGTCAGAGTATCATTGGCGAAAGTCACCGACTGGCTCAAGACCAGATGGGGGCAGAGTTTGCAGCTTGTTTTGCAAGCCATAATGTTTTCCTCCTAAAAAATCAGGGGCAGAGGTGTCTTACCCCTGCCCCGATGGTTCACCCGGTGTTATCGGGGAGTGTATTGGTTAGCAGCAGCCGCAGCAGTTCACGCCCAAGTTGGGGTTTGCCACCTGATAAGCGGGAATCGGACGAGGATTCACGCGATTCAGAATGGTGTCAGTCTGCTGAGACATCACGGTGGTCAGAAGCGCATTCTGCCGATCCTGAGAAGCGGCGAACTTCAGGCTCTGGTTCTCAGCGGTCAGAGTGGCAATCTTGTCCTGCGTGAAGTAGTCCATCATGCTGCGGAAGTTGGCGTTGCAGTTGTCCACGATGGCGCGGGCATTGTCTGCGATAGCCTGCCGGGTGGCACAGTCCTCCGTTGCGATGGTGTACTTCAGGTCGCCAATCAGCTGCTTGTTCTCGCAGCAGCAAGACGCCAGCTGCGTGGCAAGTGCGGTCTGACCAGCCTGCCGTGCGTTGCCCTCCTGCATGATGGCAAGGCTGATGGCGTTGTCGCCGTTAGACACGCTGCGTTCCAGACCGTTCACCAGCTGTGCGTTCTGGTAGCCAAGCTGACAGATGGCACTGTTCACGCCTGCAAAGCCGTTTGCGATGTTGGTGTTGACGCCGTTCATCTGCGCCAGCTGGTCATAGCCCAGAGAGCAGATACCGCTCTGGATGCCCGCCAGAGAACGGGAGGTATCCTGCTGATAAAAGCCCTCAGACAGAGCCGCACGAGTGTCATTACCTCCCTGCCCGGTTGCGCCAGTGCCGACCAGATAGGGGATGTAGGCGTTCATGCCGTTGTCGCCACCGTTGCGTCCGTTGCCGTAGTTGCCCCAGCCGAAGATGATGGCGAGGATGATAACCGCCCACAGACCTTCGTTGCCGAAGAATCCGCCGTTGTTATTGCCGCCGTCCTGCCCAGCCAGATAGCCAGTTGCAAAATCGTCCATAACAAAACTCCTTTCAGTTTTGCGTATGCTGTCCCACCGCCGTATGCGATGGGCGAAGCCAAACAAAAGCGGTTTTTGTCAAGTCCGCAAAACTGAGAAGCGTTTCGCTTAGAGGGATGCGTTATCGGGGCAGCGTCAAATTTAGGACGCTTGCCAGCTGGTTCAAGTCGATGCCGCGCTCTTTGGCGAGGTTCTGCGCCATCGTTCGGAGCTGTGCTTCATTCTTGCCCTGAATCAGGTTTAAGCCCTGCATGATGGGTGCGCTCTGCCCGCCCAACTGTTGGATAAGCCCCATCGGGTTTTGCCCGGCGCGAGCCAGATTTGCAAGCTGCATGATAGGGCTGTGAGTAATCATATCAAACGGAGAGGGCATCGTTTATTCTCCTTTCTTTGCAGCGGTAGCGGGCTTCGAAAAGCTCTTCTGCCACTTTTCCAGTTCATCCAGACGGTGAACGAGGGTGTTATACTGCTCAATAGGCACATACTGCTGCGTCGGTGCAGCGGTCTGCTGTGCCTGTTGCGCTTGCATTTGCCGCCATGCTTCCGGGCTGTAGAACTCCTGCACATAGGATTCACAGGTGTCCGGGTTGAGCCGCTTGCAGTAGATCACGCCACTGCGCAAGTCTGGGCAGTAGGTCGGTCTGCCGTACAGGTCTGACGGAATCGCCAAAAACTCTTCTCTGCTGGAAACAGGTCTGCCAAGCAACCAACCGCCATCTTGTGCCGATTGCTGAACAGGCTGTTGCCCATTCATCGGCTGCGGACGCTGCGGTTGTGCCTGTTGCATCTGCGTGTTCGGCAGGGAAGTGGCAAGCCCTACCGTGCCCATGCTGCCGTAAGGATTGACAGGCTGCTGCGAAACATAGGGCGTTCCGGGTATCTGGTAATAACTCATAATACATCCCTCCTATTGCATCCAGTGTACTCCATCAGCAAAAAACGAAGGACAACGAACGCACAACGAAGGACAAAAAAGAAAAGCGCCCACACGGAAAAATCCGCATGAGCGCTTAACTGTTAAGGACACACACTTTGGAGTGCAATGCTAAGATATCACATAATCCAATATATGGCAATGCTTTCGACAAAACCAGTGTAAATAAAACAAAATCCACCAGCCTAAAGCTGATGGATTATAAGTGAGCGAGTAATCGCTCTGCCACAGAAGTGGCAAAATTGCGTCTCCAGCATGGTACGCACTGCAAGTAGGCGGGTGGGAGACTGTATCAAATATCCAACCTAATGCGCTTCTTCGAGAGGCCGGGAGGATTTGTTGAGATCATTATACCACAATTCGTGCAAAAAGAAAAGCGGCAAACCCGAAAGCCTGCCGCTTTTTGAATTGTCAGAGCAGAGGCTCAAAACTAATTCGACTAACACAGTTATTATATCACACATCCAGCATTTTTTCAATGCTTTTCAGCCGATAGCCTATTGCCGTCCGGCTGTAATGTGTCTGTGCTGCAATTTCCGGAAGCGGAAGCCGCTCAACGTACCGCAGTAAGGCTATCTTACGGTCAACCCTCCCAAGCGGTGCGCTTTTGATGGCGGCTGTAATCTGCTGTCGGTCAAGTCCTTGCAGGCACAGTGGCA